CCTTGCGGCCCACTCAGAGAAATCTGAGAGATACTCTCTTCCCCACCACAATCGAGGAGTCCTTGAGATGACCAAGCGTACGCGCACCTATGCATCACCCGAGGAGATTGGGTGGTACAGCATCATAGGGGGCACTCCATGTGTCCAAACGAAGTTCTACCGAAACGTAAGTAGAATTTCGAAGAAGACCGTGGATTATGTCCTCCCTGGTGACGGGCACGCCTTTGACAGTACAACTCTGACAAAGACGGGCTATGGCGCGACGCTGACAGGTGTGGATTGCGACGGTAACCAGATCATTCGTGTGGATAATAACTTCCCCACGATAATGACTCAGTATACCGCTAGCAGTCCACGTCATCTCACGATTTCCGGAAAACCTAGTAATGGAGCTCTGGCGGCCGAACTACTGGCGAAGACGAATCCGTCTTCAGCAGTTGTCGATCTCCCGATCTTCATTTTCGAGCTTAGGGAACTTCCCATGCTCCTCAAAGGCTATGGTGACAACTGGCTTAAATCAATAGCCCGTGGTAACCTATCATACCAGTTTGGTATAAAGCCTTTGATTAGGGACCTTCAGCAGTTGTTAAACTTCGCAGACCATTTCTCTAAACGGGAAAAGGACCTGCGAGATTTAGCTGAAGGTGGTCTCCGGCGCAAAAGATCGCTTTGGCGTGGAACCAACTCAACTAGTGGCAATACTGGCACAAATGCCAATAATGGCCACCAGGGTTCCACCGTCAGCTACCGTTACACTGTAACGACTAGCGACGAGACCTGGGGTTTCTGCCGATGGTTACCAACCGTCGACACCCCTAGGACTGACGATGCGATTAAACGGGCAGCGAGAAGGGCAGTGCTTGGCCTAACGTTGGATTTTTCGACGTTTTGGGAAGCAATGCCGTGGAGCTGGTTGATAGATTGGTGTAGCTCTGCAGGTGCTTACCTGGAGGCTCACCGAAATATCGTAGCAGCCGAACCGACTGATATCGCTATCATGTCGCGAATCACTACTGAGTGGAAGTACACACAACGTGAGGGAGTTGGTTCATATCCTGGCAACATGACCGTTGTCAGGGGTTATGGGCCTTACTATCTCACGTGGGTACAGAAACTCAGGTCGCCCGCTGTAGCCTCGATTGATGCCTGGTTGCCGTTTTTAAGCTTACGGCAACTGTCGATCCTCGGTTCGATCGGTATAAGTAAGTACCGGTTTTAGCAACCGGGACCCTTAAACCTTTCCAACCGATGGAGTTGAGCATGTCCTTAGGTACTGCAACCCTCACTGTGACGATTGACTCAGTCGCCCACGTCCTTAATAGGATAGCGGACGACGGTTATACGTCAGAGTATCTCTTGCGAGATACTCTTGATGAGTTCCGCATGAAGATCCGGCATTCGTCTTACTCAGACTCGAAGCGTGGAGGTCGAGTTGTTGACCGACACAACATCGAGCTGGTTCAGACTGTATATGCCGTATCACCCGAGACGATTGACGTGGTTCGGAAGGCCTACATTGTGGTTGAAAACGATCACAATGATGGTCTAACCGACCCACTGAATTTCGACGACGGGTTCGTGGCGTTTTTAACGTCCGCGAACATGACGGATCTCATCAACTGGGTCAACTAGATCACGTTGACCTGACCGCTTAAAGAACGGTCAAGGGGGGCCGCACTTGAGGCTTGGAATCTCATTCACCGAAAGGTCGATGATATGAAAAGCCAAGTAAATGCCCTTCTCCTGATCGAGAGAGGCCTCCTTACGGATGCCATCTCTGCATATCCCCATCTGAGGAGTGGTTTTGAGAGAGATTTCTCTCGGATCTGCTCCCTTGTGGAAAATAGGGGTCTTGGGGTGTTTACCCTTGACCTTCCGTCTCTCGATGCCATCCTGTTGGATGGCTTGGAGAACGGACGCCTTTGCTTGCAAGGACCTTGCTCTACAGCTAGGTCTAAACAAGTCAGGGTGCCGAGACTTTTCTCGGGACTCTGGAAGCGCGTATTCCACAATGATGGTGTAATAAAGGAGAACCCTGATGAAACTTCAATCGCATTACTCAGGCAACTTAGTTGCTTGGGTAAGCGCCTTGAAATCCCTTGTACTACTCATCGCATCTATGATGCGGTCGACTTGTACAAGGAAATCGAGCGCGACCTTCCCTTCCCTTCACTTACTTGGGATAGGGATTGCCTTGCTCCTCGCCGTCCTGGCTTGGTCGTGGACCGTTTTTGTGATCCACATCCTGAGCCTAGTCTTCCCCTATTCAAAATAGAGGAGGACACTCCACTTTACGTGCGGAGTAAGGTCGGCAAGAGGGTTCTAAGAAATCTTGAGCACGTCTGCTCTCTGATTTCTTCTCTCATGGGAACGCCTGACTTTATGACCGAGCTCGATTCGTTCGGTCATGGGGAAAAGCGCCCCAAGATAGCCTTTAAGCACGGACCCGGTGCTGTTTCGGACGCGAGGAAAGGAGACGATAAGTACTCTTTTCCAACGTGGCCGGAGAAGTTACAGCATTACTTTCCTTTCGATGCTTTTGGTTGTCTCAACCATCAGCATTTCGAGGATCGTCCGTATCCGCTAAACCATGAACTTCCCAGTAAGCTGATTGCTGTACCAAAGACAGCCAAGACTCCTAGGCTTATAGCTTCGGAGCCTACGTGCCATCAATGGATACAGCAGCTTATGGCAAGTTATATGGTTTCTCGACTTAACAAGGCCTTTGGTAGTGATTTTATCACTATCAATGACCAAGGTCCGTCGAGACGTATGGCGGTTGCCGGTTCCCTGGATCGTAAAACTTGCACTATTGATCTTTCAAGTGCAAGTGATCGTCTATCTTGCTGGTTGATT